CCTGACAAAGGGTTCTCGATTGGTGCCTCGTGGGAGAGTCATGCTGGGGCTGGGGTTGTTGCCCATAGCAGCGTACCGAGTGGCCAGGTTCCAGTACGACCGGGAGGTTCGTCGCAAGACGGCCAACATCGAGTCGGGAGCGAACAGGTTGCTAGCGGTGCTGAACTCTCCGGAGATAGATCCAGTGGATCCGGGGGAGCTGTTCGAGCCCCCGGCAGGAGCGCAGCCTGAGGCTATGGACCTGGGGGGGCCTAACCCCAGGTGGGCAGCCAGATTCGCCGCTATCATAGCGCGAGAGGTCAAGTGCAAAATGGGTTTACCCAGTCGCACGAGAGCCAACTGGCTTGTCGCCCAGGAGCTTGTCAACAAGGCCCTTGCAGAGAGGTTCGTGCGTAAGTGCGACCGGTTGGTTTTCGCCCCCATTGCTACGCAGTTGGTGTTTGTGCCCACAAGGTACGATATCATTGCTAAGCAGTTCGCGCACAGTGAGGCGGTTGGGCGGGAGCTAGAGGAGATGCAAGGAGTCCAACGCACGTTTTGGCAATGGATTGGTGACGCACTGTTTGGCCAGAGAGGGCCACGTGTGCAACCAGACATGATCGAGCGCGCGTAGGGCTGCCCCGTGCAAAAGTTTGGCCGCGACACGGGGGTTAGGGGGCTACCAACCAACATTCGGTCAATGCCACCAAACCCCCAATGTCGAAGGTGGGAGGTCAAACCACAACCCGGGGTTGACAAGGAGCGCAAGTTCTGGGCCATCACTGGTGTGGCGTCAGAAAGTCGATTCGGGGTGCATAACAATAGTCTAGTCAACGTGCAGCGCGGGTTGTATGAACGGGTCTTCTTCCGAGTCCAGGGAGGGGCAATTGCACCACCAGTTCAGCCCGCGGCAGGGGTGTTTGAGAACCGTCTAGCTGCTTTTAGAGGAAGGTTGGTAAGAAACACAGCACCAATCCGCCGCATCACCCGCGCTCAGTTCGTGGGTTTGTATGTTGGCCGAAAACGGACAGTGTATGAGAACGCAGCAGCTAGCTTGGCCACGAAGCCGCTGAACAAAGCGGACGGGTTCTTAAGCACCTTTGTGAAGTGTGAGAAGCTTGACTTCCACGCTAAACCAGATCCTGCACCTAGGGTGATACAGCCTAGATCACCCAGGTACAACGTTGAGCTAGGGAGATTCCTGAAGCTGCATGAGGAGCATGTCTTCGAGGGAATAGCTGAGGTATCGTGGGAGGAC